TTCAGTGATCTGTCCTAGTTTTGTCCATAATGATCTGATATCCATTTGTCGTTCCTTGACCTATTTAAATTTTGTTCCGCTACTTGCGCCGGTTTCGGGTTTAGGTTGACGCTTGACAGTAGACATCGGACTCTTATTATTTCCTGGGATCTTGCGCATGTCAACAGCAGGTTTAACTTCCGGACCTGCCATTTTGATTTTCTCTTCATCATAGTTCTTGAAGATTTGAGGCAAGTATGAATCGCCATATGCCCGTGATGCAGCTGCAGACACGTCGCCAGCATCTTCCATCTCTTTATGTGTTAGCGTGGGGCTATGTGACATTTGATTAGCATACTGCTCTTCTTCGCCGTTGATGCTGTCATCGTAGTTTGCTTGAATCATACGTACTAGATTCTCATCATAGTTTAACATACGAGCAACTTGCTTGATCATAGGCTCAATCGCTGGATATTTAAACTCAACATCAATGATAGTAATAGCTTGATTTTCTAGTCCAGGAAAACCATAAGGATCTTTTTGAATAGGGGTAGTCTTAGGGTTGCTGATTTTTACAGGGTCGAATTTGCTTAAGTTATAGCAAAACATATCTAACCAGTTAGCATCTGGTTGACCAGCAATTTTGATCTTATAGTTATAAGTTCTAATGCTCTCAGCAAGATATTTTTTAAAGCTTTTCATATGAAATTCCTATTCTATCATTTATTTATCTTTTTTATCTTTATTTTGAGACTGATTGTTGTTCAGTATCATCTTGATAAGTTCATCTCTATCAACCGAACTAGCAGTACCTAGCGGTAGTTTTTCATCAGTCTGTTCTGCTTTTGTAGCTTGCGCTTGTAGCTTTCTATCAAGTTCTGCTTTTTTAAGTTGTAGATCAAGCATTCTGAGCTTTTTATTTACTTTAGCAGTCTTAGCAGTGATTGAATGACCTAGCATTGATGATGCTGAGTTAAATATCTCTGCTGAAAATCTACTGTCAACTTGCATTCCCAAGTCAAGTAGATTGTTGAATGCTTCTTTTGCTAAATCAGCAAGTTCATCCATCTCTGCGTCACTAGATTCTAAGCCTCGAACTTGTGGCAGTGCTTTCTCTATTTTTTCTATTGAGTCTAATGTATCTTTTGATATTGACACTGACTCATCATTAGTCACTGGTAATATAGGTGTATTTAGAGACATGTCTTGATTGTCATCATCGTCATCACCGAAAAAAAGTTCTTCTAATCGTTTAGTCATAATATGTATTTATTATGTTATCTACGACCGCTGTAGAAAATATCCTCCTCGGTTATTACACGAAATTTGATACCGTTGCGTTTGCTCCAGGCCATAGCTGCTGCCCATTTAGCATGATTGACAGCTACTGCCGCCTTATCTCTTGCGCTGCGTGTCTTTTCACTTATCATTGTTTGTTTCTTAGGTTTAATCTCAATCAACTCCGCTGTCGGTTGACCATCTTTACCTTGATATACCATGAAAAAATCAGGCACATAGATTGTTTGCTTGCCCGTAAGAGGATTTCTGTACGGTATTTTAATCGACTCACTTGCCCATTTGATTACTTTGGGATTATTATCACAGAATTGCATGAATACCATTTCCCAGCCGCTACGATATCGAATATTACCTATGCCTACATATTTCTCTGGGTTTTTAGGAGTGAAAAATCCCTGCGCAAATTTTGCCATGATTATTGAACAATATTACGTTGTACTACGTTGTTAGGAGTAATAATGTTATTGACGCCAAACATAGCAGTTTTATTACTCAAGTTGTTTAGATAGTAAGCCATTGTTAGCGTTACTTTAAGAGAGTCACTATTGCCGAACGTTTCTAATAGATCAAGAACATTAGACTGTGTTTGACTGGCTATGACAAATAGGGTGGTTGTAAATGCGGCAGCAGTTGCAGCGGAATTACAGTAGTTAACGAAGTATGAATAAACGATTTCATATTGTGCTGCGCTGATCGGTATGTTTAAATTATAAAACTCATCAAATACTAATACTGTGTTGTCTGCCATGTTAGTCTCCTATATACTATTTAGTGTATGATAGTAGTAGATTTAAGAACCAGTTGAAGTTCCTGCGTTTTGAGGAGCATTAAATGCGGCATATTGCTGTGGATATATCACGGTATTGTTAGTTGGCGGTAGAACAGCATAGTTAGTAGTTTGCTGCGCAGTAACACCATAATCACTACTTGTAGTCGGGAAGTTGAATACATTTCTTGTATTCTGCGGACTCGTGGCGTTGTATACTCCGCTTACAAGTTCTGCTTTAGCAGTTGTAAGTATGTTCTGTGGGTTTTGAAATGTATTTTTAGTACGACCTGCGATTTGAATTGCTCCTAGCAAGTTACCATTAGATAGATCCTGAACAAAGCCCTCGCCTGCTGATAGTAGACCGCCTTGACCAAGAATATTTCTATTAGCACCGGGTAACATAATAGGACTAGGCGTAGTATCATAGTAGGCTTGATCGCCGAATCCAGTAGCAACGTTGCTGGGATTTCTACCGTTTAGAGCGCCTGTTTCGTAGATGACCGACTCATATTTAATCGTCATACGATTTTCCATAGTACCAGTTGACTGATAATAGTCATAGGTATCATGTTCGAATCGTTCAATAATAGGATTAACTAGATTGTACAGGGTAAAACTATGTTGGTTGAAACCAAAAATCTTTATGGATTTAAAGAATGGTGGTTTAGTTGAGCCGGCAGCAATTGACGTAGCAGTGCCGGCGGGTTCTCCGTTGTATCCCCATGTAGCGTTTTTGCTGATATCAGGTTGATAAACTGGATTGTTATTTAAGGTGCTAATGGCACCAGAGCTGCCTTGTGGGCCTGCTGCGTATGGAATTCCATTTGCGGCCGACAGTGGCATATTAGGATCGTAGTAATAGTAGCTATAGTATTGATACCATAAGTTTCTTATTGTGCCACCGTTGTCATCGTGAAATGTAATTTGTATAGGGTCGTAATTGATCTTTGTTTGAACATAGTGCTTACGATTATACTGATTCATCTCACTTAGCGCAACAGAAAACTTAGGGAGATTAATATTTTTTACTAAGAGTCCCGGTAGTTCACCGCTAGGCTGATTAGCATATCCTATATTAGTCATTGGAGTGTTTACGTCAAAGTAAACATGAAACAGCCATTTGAACTTAGGCGAGTTAGCAAACGCATTAGTAGTAAATGTTTTACTTGCGTGTGTATAATCACGCAAGTAATCATTACCGAAAAAACCAGCAGCGGCGCCTTGTAGTAGCTCTTGAAAGAAACCGCCCATGTGTTATCTATCGCCTATTATACTGATGTAGTCGAACCAATACCGCTAGCAACATTACCGATAGCACGACCAACGTTAACTCCAACGCCATATGGTGTAGCAGCATCAGCAGTAGGTGTTTGAACAGCGTTATCAAAACGAATGCTCAGAGAGATAGTAACCGCATCGTTTGTGCCATAGTTGAGCGTGTTATAGTTTGCGCTAGCAATATAGCAACCGTACATTTCCCACTCTTCGAGTACGTTAGGCGCAAATGCTCCATTACCGCCGTCAAGAATTTGTATACGTAGTTGAAACTTATAATTGATACCAGCAGCAGCACTAGCCTGTTCCTGGAAGTCAAATTGTTTCTGAATCTGCTCGCCTACTAGCTTAGCAACTTCACCACTAGCGTCATCACGAACGTTAATAGATACTGCTTCCCAAGCGGGTTTACCAGCAAGATAGATACGACTGTTATAAATCTCAAGTGGTATCTCTGGGAAACTAACGTTAGGGCGACTACAGTCAATTACTTGCTTAGTCAATTCAGTTGTTGGCTGACTTACACCAAAGTTATCAAACAATACGCGAAAACGGTATTGTAGTTTTGGCATCAATAGGCCCTGTGAGTTCGCTGATCCGTCTGAGCCTGGTGCTGGCACCGTCATTTTTGATACTGAACTAAAAGTCATTTGTAATTCTCCTTAATCTTATTTATCTTTAAAATAGTGACCGATTGCTCGGTCACTATCATATTACCCATTAGTTGCCAGACCAGCGATAGCACCAGTGTTCAAGATACGAATAGGTATGTAGATAAATTCAACTGCTATCGTAGGTTCAATAGCAATATCAATCCACAACTCATTCGCATCAATTCTTGCTGGCGTATTGTTAGTCGTATCACAAACTACAAGATAATCATAGATACCACGCTTGGTCTGAATGTCATTCAATAATGATTGACAAACAGCAGTAACTTGACTTCTTGTAATAGTATCGTTAGGTTCAAACAAGAAAGGACGAGTTGCCTGTGCTAATTGATAACGCAAGTAACAAATCAATCGCGCTACGTTAGTTCTAGTTAGGGCGCTGCCGCTGTTAAAACTGTTTTTGTTACCAAAGTTTAACAAACCTAGATTAGTAAATGTAGCAATCGGGTTGATAAAGTTAGTATACTCAACATCACGCAAGCCTTGATTGTTCTTATCTACTACGAACTGACCGGTTTGAGCATTAACATAACCGATGTTAGTTGCATTTCTAATAACACCACGGCGCTGACCAGCTGGAGCAAACCATGGATAAGCAACAGTG